CCGTACAAGTTTCTTCGATTCAACCGAGTTCCTGAAAATGCTTTGCCGATGGCGATTGCACCTCAGTTGCTTGACTTGCACATCAACACAAACAACCTTCACCGAAAACAGCTTGAGTCCGGTCAACGAAAAAAGAACGTCTACGGATACAAATCATCGCATCGCCAAGACGCCGAATCCATACGTAATGCAGCGGATAACGAATTCGTTCAAATGCAAGATCCGTCTGCCGTCCAAGAGTTTAAGTTTGGCGACATCGATCAGCAGGTATCTGCCCAGTTGATGATGCTTGACCAATTGTTCGATCGACAGGCAGGAAACCTTTCGATGCTTGCCGGACTTGGACCGTCAGCCCAAACCGTTGGGCAGGAACAGTTAATCCAATCTCAATCTTCTGCGAGAATCAATCTGTTCAAAGGCAAGGTCCGTTCGTTCGTTCGAGATATCGCGAAAGACGTTGCTTGGTGGCGATGGCATGACGGGAACTACAACCCACCGATCTTCAAAGAGATCCCGAACACAGATATAAAAATCAAGAGTCAGCTAATCCGCGCTGGCGAATTCATTGATTACAACTTCGACATTGAAGTTCACTCGATGGAATATAAGCCGCCAAGTGTAAAGCTGAATCACTTGATGTCATGGCTATCACAAATGCAACCGTTCATTCCGATGATGCAACAGCAGGGAGTGAACCTGAACTTCGAAAAACTAATCCACTTGTTTGCGGAGTATTCGGCACTGCCAGAACTAAAAGACATCATGGATTTTGCCCAGCCGCAAATCCAAGAGCAGCCTCCGATGAGTATGCACGGCGGAAGTTCACCAAACACAACCCGCACTTACATTCGGAAAAACGAATCAAGTCAAACTGATAAAGGTTTTCAGAAGTCAATGATGGCGCATCTTTCTGGAATGAACCAGCAGCCAAACGAAGCCGCAAACATGGTCAGAACCTAAAATGCCAACAGCAGAATACATTTGCCAAGATATAAAAACCGGCGAAACCAAGATCATCGAATTAGATGAAATCAAGGCGTTCGAAGCGCCTTTGCGTGTCATCAAACACAAGAACAAATCATTCAAGATCATTGAAAAAAAAGGTTCTGAGTTTGGCGGCACGCAGAATACAAAACGCCATTCGGCAGGAGTGGTGAATCGCGAATCATGGAATTCCGGTGTGCATCGTGATCAGGTAACTGAGGCGAGGGAATACGCAAAAACTTTGCATTCTGGAATCGAAGTTAAGGACAACGGAACCATGAAATTTTCAGACAGATCCGCACGTAGGGTCTGGTTACAAGCACAAGGTATTGTCGATCGTGACGGGGGATATTCAGACTGATGGAAAATCAAGAACAACCAAACGAACCAGTTCAGGAAACCAAAGAGGACTTTCCTGAAGTTACTCCAGAGATGCAGGGGAACTCCACCGAACCTGCACAACAAACTGATGAGAAAAATTCCAGTTTAGATGGGTCAGGTTTATCGCCTGATTTGGTGGATATCGCGAAAAGTGGAGTGTACGGTTTTACGGATGAGCAAATTGCTGCTTTCAAAACCGACACTGAACTTGAGCAAGCGTTTCAGAATTTTGAGCAGCAGACGCAGTTCAACCAGCAGCAGCTAGCGCAACAGCAGGCGTCGTATTATCCGCCTCAGCAACAGCCGCAGTTTGGAAACCAGCCTCAACAATACGAACCGCAGCCGCAACCGCAGCAGCAGTTTGATATTGACCAAGTTGGGCAGAACCAGCCGAAGCCATTACTCGACATTGATCCTGATTCAATGGATGAGAAGACTTACAACACCCTTCAAGGGTTAGCGGGTCAAGTCAACCAAATGAACCAGTACATTCAACAGCAGCAGCAAATCATGCAGCAGCAACAAGTTGAACAGTATTTCAATCAAATGAATCCTTTGATTAACGAATTGAAAGATCCGCGTCTTGACCAGAGCAATCCTTACGGGCAAGCAAACGTCAATACGTTTCTTCAAGAAGTCGAGTCAATGCGACAGCAGCGACAAATGATGGGACTTAACCCGAGTGATGCAGACTTAATCAAAGCCGTGCATCGGAATTTTTCTCAACAAGTTGGCCCTGTTAATCAGATGGGAAGTCAATTCATTGGCTCTCCTAATCAGCAACGACCGGAACCTTTGCCTCCTGGCGATGACCGAGCAAGGAACACTATCGGACGATTTATCTCCGAAGACCCTTTCGAAGAACTCGCTGCGGAAAACGAACGGATTCGTGCGACGCTGCTTGATTGATAGTGCCGTTTAATAAACGGAGTTTAGATTATGGCTGGTACGCCACTACGCCCTGACCAAATCGATGATATGGTCATTGCAACCCTGCCCGAACTTGGGCATTTCAAATGGACCGACATTTCGTTCACATTGCGTGAGCATATTGTTGCCGACCGATTGATGAAAAAGAATCGCGTTTCTTTCTCATCCGGTGAAGCAATCGAATGGAACGTCAAGGTCAACAATGGTCAACAAGCAAAAGTTTCAGGCTTGTTTGACACCGATGACGTAAACGTCGACAACGTGTTGAAGAAAGCTCGTGCCACTTGGTCTTTTGCAAACACGCATTGGGCTTATGACAACCGTGAGCCAGCATTCAACAGTGGCAAGTCGCAGGTTTTGGATCTGATGAAGGTCCGAAAGTCTGAGGCAATGCAGTCGATTGTTGAATTGTTTGAGAAGCACTTCTGGCAAGCGCCAAGTGCTACCAAAGAACTTGAGCCTTTGGGCTTGCAGTATTGGGTCGTCAAGAATGCCACTGAAGGATTCAATGGCGGAACTCCTGCTGGTTTCAGTAACGTCGCTGGTTTGAATACCACGACTTACGACCAATGGAGAAACTGGACTGCTCAGTACGCTGCCGTTGGCAAAACTGACCTGATTCGGAAAGCAAGGAAAGCTCATCACTATTGCGGTTACAAGCCGCCAGTGAAAGGCAATCCTTACGAGACGGGAATGGACTACACCAACTTTGTTGCGTACCAAACGCTTCAAGAATTGGAGGAGTACCTTCAGGACGAGAACGAGAACCTTGGCAAGGACATTGCAGCCTACGATGGCGGTGTGATGTTCAAGCGTGTTCCAGTTGAACATGCTGCGAAGTTGGACGAAGACACCTCGCTTCCGTGGTACGGAATCAACTGGGGTGTGTTTGGGATGAACTTCATGACTGGTCAATTCGCAAAAGAATCGAAACCAGTTGAAGGAAGCCACAACACCCGAGCGATCTTCTATGACTGGACTTACCAGTACATCTGCCGCGATCGTCGTCGTCAGTTCGTTCTTTACAAGTAAGCCTTAGCCACTCGTTTCAGCTAAAGCAATTCAACATAAATAAAACTTAGGATTTGAAAAATGGTAAACATTAAAAGTCCAAACAGCAACTCTGGAAACGGAGCCGGTCTGTCTGGAAAAACACTGCAAGGATTCCCGCACGCAGAGATTGCGATGGGGATTGTTCCAGGAACGTATTGTTTCGATGACTTCGATCGTTTTGAAGCGATGACATCATCCGGCGCGCAGAATGGCTATTACGTTTTGCTCGACGGTTCAGCCGCATTGGACTTGACCAACGAGGTTGGTGGTGTGATCGAATTTGATCTTTCCGCCGACGATGAAGACGCATTGATCATCACTGGCGAAGGTGTTGCTGGATTCTGCAAGATCCCAGCAGCGGTCAGTGCTCGTGAGGATCTTTTCTTCGAAGCTCGCATCAAGCCGATTGATGAATCGAATGTCGAATGGTTTGTTGGTCTGACGACTCCTCAGAAGACCACTGTCATCGCAGCAACGGACGATACTCTCGTTGATGTGACATTGATTGGATTCCACGGCAAGTCAGACGGAACGATCGATGTCGTTCTTAATGATCCTGCCGGTGCAACCACCACAACCACAATCACTCCGACTCAAACGGATGATACGTGGATGAAACTTGCTATTCGTTTATCGACGAATGATGCTGGTAGTGGTCGCTTGGAGTTCATGGTTGATGGCGACGTTGTTGTCAAATACAGCGACATTACCAACTCGGTAAATGGAATTTCAACTTCCATTGACCAAGACGTTGGTTTGTGTGGTATTATCAATGTCACCGCCAGCGGCGCTGCGACGGAATTTGAAGTTGATCACTTGGCGTATGGGTACGAAGGCTGCAACGAGTAGTCTCTGACGCCATCGCAAAACAAAGCGCCCTGACACGGAGGTTGGGGTGCTTTTTTTTTGGAGCTTAATTTGTATACAAAAGAAGAAATCCTCAAAACTGCTTCCCAAATGCTTAACGGGAGCGAGCCGCCTGAGAAATTCAAGAAGATGCTCGACAAGGCAATTGCTTTTCGAGATCGCGTTGCTGTCTTAGACTTTACCGTTCAAGAAGTCGCAATAATGCTTGCGATGTGCGATGCAGACGTGAACAAGGAGCCCCCCAAACCGAAGGTGAAAAAGACTGCTCCACCCAAAGACACAGACTGGGGAAAAGTAGAACTTGGAACTTTGGTGCTTTTAGCGTCAGGTTCACAGGCAAAATTTGTTAAACTGATCGACAAGGAAAACGGAATCGCAGAAGTCCATGTGGACGGGGCAGAGTTGCCAGACAAGATTCCAACAGAGTCTTTGGTTTTAAGGTAAGGAAATGACAACTCGCGCATTATTGAAAGAACAGGTTGCGGATTTCCTTGGGTACACGTCCGATGACACGAAATGGTCTACGTTGCAAGATGACCGTTTAGACCGAATCATCGACGAGGCGTATCAGGAATACATTCTTCCACCTCGGATAAATCAAAATGAGCAGCCTCATGCCTGGGGATGGTTGCGAGATACCTATTACTTCTCAACAGTGGCGAACGAGGCGAGCTACTACTTGCCGTCTAACTTTGGCTTCATGGTTGGACCTTTAACTTGGAATGCAGAGAAGTCCTACTACGGCGAGTACCCGCACGAAACAGGATGGGGAGACTTGAAGCAGAAAGAATCTAATAAGTCGCTTATGCAAACAGGTCGCCCGTACTGCTTTGCTGTGAACCGCCAGCCAGCATCGATCGATCTCCCTGCATCGGTATCATCAAGTTCAGGATCGAGTTCGAGTTCATCTAGCGATTTCAATGAAGGCGGATCTCTCGGGACTGACATACTTCGTTTTTTTCCTGCTCCTGATCAGGTTTATCAGTTCGTTTTCCAGTACGAGAAATCAGCAACAACTTTTAGCACAACTCCACTTGGACCAGACGAGTTCCATTCGTTGCTCACGCAATGCTGCTTGTCTCATGCTGAAAGAATCTTAAATGATGGATGGGGAATCAACCGGCAATACTTCATTGAGTTGCTGGAGCGAATGATTATCCTCGACCAACGGATGAATCCGCCGACGCAGGATAGCCTTGGCGTTATGCGAAAGACACCAAACCAAATCCAACACGATCCTCATTCAAGGTATGGAGACTACAGGAGTTCGTTCGGGATAAACATTCAACACACCCAGCAATAATGAAATACGATTTCATCGAAATAGGAACGTGCAACTTCACTGCGATATGCCAGTCGTCGCCGGAAGGCAACCGAGGGATCTGCATTGAGCCAGTTCGCGAATACCTTCAGAATCTCCCAGAGAAGATCGGGGTAACAAAGCTCTGCGCGGCGATCTCCAATGTCGATGGCGAGACAACGGCAATTCATTTAAAGCCTGAAGTCGCATCGACATTCAGTGCTGCCGTCCGAGGATGCACGGCGATGGGAAGGATTCATCCGAAAATAAAGAAACTGATGAGTCAGGGGAAGATTACGCTTGACGACTTGATGTATGCCCGAGTGCCTCAGTTTTCACTTTTTAGTTTATACAAGATGTTCGATGTCACCGAGCTTGGTGTGTTGAAAATAGATGCTGAAGGGATGGATACGCGAATTCTGCTTGGATACTTTCAAGGCAGAGATGAAGTGCTCCTCCCAAAGTCGATTGTGTTTGAAGCAAATGAGCTATCTCCCGAAGGAGAAAGTGAATTGGTGATTAACCTGTTGAAGATTCATGGGTACGCTCAGAAGCATCGTGGTCGTGATGTGGTGATGGTGCGATGAGTATAGACAAAGAAAAACGACTAACTATTCGATTCCCAAACGGTGGAGTCAATCGTCGTGCGCCGTTTGTCGGTGACAAGATGTACACATGCTACGACGCTTTGAACGTGTGGGGCGACGATCCAACGCGAGAGCAAGACCGAGGCGGGAGCCGACCAGGAATAAGCACGGCGATTGGAAACTCTGATTCAAATTTCAAGATTCGTGCGATATCCAACGTCGGTTGGAAAGACTCAGGAGTAAACCATCGCGGATTGATCTGGGTGGCTGGAAATATCATCTACTTCGAAGAAGAAGGTGTTGTCACTGAAGTATCTAGTTCATTGACTGATCATGGCAGGACAACGATAGCGGAGTTGAACCAAAAAGCATTCATCGCAAAAGGCTCCAGTGGAGAAGTGGTTGTTGCCGATCCTTTGACGCAAGGAGCGCAGTTTTTAGTTGCAACTGCTGGTGCAGTGCCGACCAACTGTAATATCGTTGCGACTTGGAGAGGTCGATTAGTCCTTGCCGATGGCGACGATCCTACTGAGATTTTCTTTTCTCGGATTGGCGATCCGTATGACTGGGATTACGACGCAACGGACAATGCTCGCGCGACGAAACTTTCATTGACTCGGGCAGGTGTAGTGCCTCAGCCAGTGCGATGCTTGGTCCCGAATACTGACGACTGCATGATTGTTGGATGTGACCAGCAGATATGGGTTCTGCGAGGCGATCCGGTAACTGGTGGAACAACGGAAAACCTTTCTGACGAAATTGGAATACTCGACTCGAAAGCGTTTTGCAAGACTCCAGACTCATCGCTAGTTGTCATGTCGCAGGATGGGTTGTATTGGATGCCTCCTGGATGCGGTTCGCCTTTCACGTCCGTAAGTCGTGAGGTGTTGCCAAAAGAATTGAGAGGTATTGACCGAGATAATTACGCAGTGAGTATGTGCTACGACCAGCCGACTCGGCACGTGTTCTTGTTTGTGACAAACGAAACATCAACCGGCAATGAAGATCCACCAGACGACACAGGCTTGTCTGTTGACCCAGACACCGTTGGAAGTCAGCCGCAAGCAGGTGGAGAGTTAATCACAAACCACTTTGCAATTGATATCCGAATCGAAAGAGACGGCGACATCACTCACCCAAGGTCATCGTCTTTTTGGCCGATGGACTTCGTGAATGGTTCTGAACCAACGTGCTGTGTTTCTCGATACCGCGAAGGCGATCAACCTTACGCAGTATTCGGCACGCGAGACGGGAAGATACGGAACTTCGAATGGGGTAACGAAGTAGACGACACTGTTGATTACGAATCCTACATCGTCTACGGACCAATCGCCTATAACCCAAATGTCGATGTGATGTTGAAGCGAATCCACTTGACCCTTGCAAGGGATTCAAACCCTGTTACCGTCGACATATTTTCTTGTGATGCCCCAGAAGACATTGACGAATTCGACCTTACTGCTCCGCACTTTACCGCGACGTTTGATTATGCGAAGCGAGGCTATAACCATGATGTTCGGTTGCGAGGGAGGTGTTTTTTCATAATAATCCGCTCGATCGACAAAAGACTCTGGGCGATCGACAACATGGTTATTGATATTGCGAACCTTGGAAGATCAAGAGTTCATCGTGGAACTGGAACAACCTCAACAGGACCGGACCCAATTCCGTAAAACAAATGGCTAGTTCAAGTTTTGATCCAGACGAAATTGAATGCCCTGACGGATCAAGCCATGCAAACATAAACGCTGCACTTGCAGATTTAGAAGAAAGATTTGAAGCTCTGAAAAGAGGTAGTTGCACACAAGGCGACCTCGTAAAGAATCAAGTCGTATTGCATGAGGTCATCGTTATGATCATTTGCACACTTAGGGATTGCTGCGAAAACATTTCGAGTTCAAGTTCGTCGAGTGATACTTCCCCAAGTTCAAGTTCGTCTGATATTGGTTCATCAAGCTCGGCGTCTGTGGCAAGCTCTAGTTCGTCTACATCAATATCAAGCACTAGCTCTGAGTCGGTTCCAAGTTCAAGCTCGTCTGCTCCAAGCTCAAGTTCCTCAGATGCAAGTTCAAGCTCGTCGTCGCCGAGTTCAAGTCCATCGAGCAGTGATGGAGTTGATGGTGTTGCGTGCTGCGTAGGCGAAGTGCTTCCTTCAGTGCTCCAGTGCGTTGCGACTTTCGGTGATGCTTCAGTCACTTTTGACGTATTTGTGAATAACGGTGATGGCTCAGAAGGCAACCCAATTTGTTGGTATCCAAATCTAGGAAACCCAGAGTGCCTTAATCATGAAGTCGATCCATCCGACCCTTGCTTTTGGTGTACTGACGTGTTAGGGGATCCAGATCGAGTAAACCAGCAGATGTTAATTCCGTGTGAGTTGTGTTGCTTGAAAAATGCCGACGGATGGGATTTCTATATCACAATGTTTGTGCTCTGCAAGCAAAGAGTCGACTCGTGCGATGCCCCATATTTCGTCAAGCAGGCTCCGACGAAAATTGCGTCTGGCACATGCGATCCATTCACTTGGGCAGCAAGCGGAACGGTTACTGATTTTTCTGGCACTGGTGCGACGTGTTCTTGGTCGGCGACATTTACTCCATCATGATTCGTAATCCTCACGAGCTACATTTCGTTTACCCGTTTAAGCATTCTGACAATGATGACAGAGAGCTTGAGCTTTCAATCCGTTCAATTCTTCATAACTTCAAAGGCATCGCTCGGTTTGTAATCGTTGGAGACAACCCGACGTTTCCAATCTGCAAGTATCGAGGAGTCCATATTGAACAAAACTTTGCGAGTGAAGTCCTGCGTGATGCACTTCGCAAGTTTAAAAAGATAGCGTATTCAGACTACATCCCAGACGAGTTCGTGTGGATGAACGATGACATTTACGCAATCCGACCTTTCTCAAAAGACGCATTGGAAAAAGTCTACTACACCCACAATCGACAGCACAGAAAGTGGAACGTAAAACCTGGCTACCGATGGGGAGTTTGGAAAAAGAACACAATGGAAGTTCTTGGCACAAGTGAGATCATGGATACGGCGACCCACATGCCTCGGCTAATGAGCAGGGAAAAATGCCGTAGAGTTTTTAAGAAACTCAGCGTGAATCAGAAGTTCGATTTCCAACTTGCTTACGACTATTTGTTCACAAATAAATTTCATCCGATCAAGGAAGCTGGCGTTTTCAAGCGTGCTGGCGTGATGAATGACCAGTCTCAAATTGAAAAATACCTTGGGAATGTGATTTTTTTTAATCACAACTCAGCAGGCTTTACTCCAGAGATGGAATCGTTCATTAAAAGCCGTTTGGTTAGCGAAACAGCGGTTGAGATAGGCTCTACCTATCAAGTAAAAAAGATCAAAACACCGTCAGAAGCCACGTTTAAACGCCAAGAACCACCTAAAATAGCACGTTCTATTTACGAAAAGTGTTGTCATAGAGGCGAAGAAACGGGAGAATCTGTTATATGCGGAACCTGCCCAGCAACTCGGAAGGTTGTGCCGATCATAAAATGCGAAAAACATGGCCTTGCTACAAGGTGGCGAGCGAGAACACCTCATCCAAAATATGGAAGGCCGGTTGATTGTGTGACCTGCTATAGTGAGGGGATGGGATTCAAAAAGGAAAAATAAACCATGCCAATGATACAAGGCGCGAGACGTTTTAGCACCGATCCGTTTATTGACGCCGCAAACCAAAACACATCTGCTTGGCAAGCAAGGATTCAAGAAAACAATCTCCGTTATGGAAATAGCGGGATGCTTGCTATGCCGCAATCGCAACCGCAAATGCCATACGGGCAAATGCCAATGTATTACGGTCCTCCTCAAAAAAGACCTCGGTTGACGATAAACCGTGGAGAGTTTGGAGCACCACCACAAGCTGGTCAGATGGGGCAAGCTGCTGGTACGCAAGACAACCCAGTAATGCAAATGCTTGCATCTGGGCAAGACGCGATGAACCAAGCCAACAAGGCGAACTTAGAACGATTCAATAAGATAATGGAAGGTTATCTGAAGCGTCATGACAAAGGCATGGACTTGGCAGATGCAAGAGCTAATCAAGCATACAAGGAAATGGCTGGGAATGCTTCTCAGCAAATGGTGAATCGAGGCATGTTCAATTCAATGGAAGCTGCGAGAAAGCAGTTTGATTCATTTGAAAAGAGTCGCCAGATTCCACTTGATCAATTCAACCGAACATCGGCAGATCCACTTCTGTTTGCTGAACGTCGGAACGACACTGGGCCAGACATGGGGCAGCTACTTCAACTTGCTCAAATGGCGGGTCAGTCACAATCAGGAATCGCAGGCCAAAGCTCTCCTCTAAGCCAAGGCGTGAACGTCGGGCAATATCCTGCTATGCAAGGAATACAAGCGGTTCAGCAGAGGCAGAGTGCTCCGAAAAAGATGGGTTCTCCGATCTTCGCTGGCGTGATGAATCCATTTGGGATGATGGC